AGAAGAGAGTATGATCACTCCTCCGCCCGCTTGACCGCTACCGCCAGCACCGCCACGAAGCATGGTTATACCAGATGCAGTAACGGAATAACCCTCTACTGCAAATCTTGGATGTTTATAATAATTCGCTCCGCCAGTTGCTGCTGTAGGGACAGTGGCTGCAAATCCTGTTGCAGACCCTCCCAAACTGTGAGTAACTGCAGTGTTTGCAGCACCACCTTGGGCTATTGATCCATTTGAGGCAAAGCCTGTTGAAAAGCCAATGGTTGCATTACTTTCAAGAATCAAAGAATTCTTTACGAATATCCTGTACCCATTTGGTGCAAGAATCACGTTGCTGTTAATAGTCAGGTTGTGGAAATACAAATCGCTCGTCATTGAATACGAGCTTGATGATGGAGCCATTCCTAAAACAGTCGTTGTTCCATCAAGGACTTGTGTTCCATCGCTCCCCGTTCCGTAAATGGGGTCAGCAGAGTCTATATATGCAGCAAGGGTATTTGTTGCAGGAAAGCGTACTACGCCTGCCATTATGTTTCCTCTATACCGACAACTGTTAAGTTAACCGAAGTATTTGCGTTTGCGAATGCAACAAGTACATCGCTTGTAGTATTACTTGCTGCACCACCATCATTTCTTAAAACAAGTGAGCAAGCAAAAGTTACCGTTTCGTTGGCAGCAAGAGTGATATTGCTTAAAATATCATGAGTGTTCGCTTCAGCCACATTAAGTGGCTTCAAACGAACAGTAGCCGTTTTTGCTGTTGCGGTAATATTTGTTAGAATGATTTGTTTTATGATTGTAGTTGTGCTTTGTGGAACCGTGTATTGAGCAACAAATGTGTTTGACAGTTGCGCTGGTCCAGACAATCTTTTTGCTGTAATAGCCATTAAATAACCTCCATCAATAATCTAATTTCAGTGTCTCTTGCCGAAGCAACAGAGGCAAGGACTGATCCAGTTACACGACCATAAGAGTCTGATGTAAAGGATTGAATAAATGTATTGCCAATACTGCCATTACTGTTGCTTCTAGCGACGTTGGCAAGATCAATACTGTCAGCATTGATGACAATTCTTGTATTTGAGGCTGTTGCTACATCAAGAGTAACCCCGGTTTTTACAAGACCATCTCCAGCGGTCAAAGACTCTGCTGCGCTAAATGTGGCGTATGTGATGGCATCTGTGCCAATCACAATAGGATTTGCTGTTGAATTGTTTACAAAAGCATAACCTTTGTTCGTGCTTCCCGAAGTGACGAAGCAAAGGTCGCCTGTAGCCATCTCTCCAGTAGGGTTATTATCAGCATCAGTTGCTCTTGTAACGACCCAAGGAGCACTAACGCTTCCTACAGCAGTTATTGTATAAATCCCGTTTTGTTTATTGTCAGTTTGTGCCCGCAAAAGAATGCGATCATTAACAACAACTGTTGCTCCATCAATTGTTCCAATTGACCCATTGGATGCTTTTGTGATCGTAGCCCCGACACCATCGGTACCGTTATTGTATGTTCCATCAAGGTTTCCTGATGTTGCAGCGACTACTGGCTGATGGAAGTTGATCCCAGCAGCAATATTGTCAACGTAAGCTTTTGTTGCAACCTGCAGTGACGACACGGGGCTGCCAGAGACACTAACTGTATTAAAAGTAGGGTCAGACGTAGTACTGAGCGCTTGATTCAGGTTATCTAAGTTTGGGTTGACTACTGACTGAAGAGGCATTACGGTGTATATTCCACTCCACTAATCGCTACAGTTGCATTTGATCCAGCCTGTGTTAAATACAAAGCACTGTTTGCTGGCATTACAATTGCAGTATTATAGTAAGTAACATTATTGCCAAGAACTGCAATATTGCTTAAAATCTTATTGTTTGCACCAGCGCTTTGACCGCTTGTTAGCAAGTGTAGCGAGCAAACTGTATTCGCAGTATCTGTATTACAGATGTTAATATTTTTAATAATCGTGTAAGCATTTGCAGTAGTGCTTGCAGTGTACACGTTGGATGCAGTTCCTGATCCAATGTAGAGAAGTTTTGGTGTTAATCCAGCCATTTTATACCGCCATCCATATATTTATTTCATTATCATAAGTTGTATTATTCATATCTTGCAGTGTTGAAGCATCAAGTACATGATCTACTTCAATACCCGAAAGATGTGACTGAGCAATTGTACCATCATAACCCCTCTGAAGGACAGTAAGGGTGTTAGTTGAACGTGATCCAACAAGGACTTTTTCTTCATTAACACCTGTGCGATTTATTACAACAACAAAAGGATTTGAAGCCCCTGTTGGGAAAGTGCTTCCGTCTACTAAAGTAATTGTAGTAGTAGATGAGTTTGCATTTGCTGCCAATAGAGTTTTAACAACTGCTCCAGAAAATTCTCTCCTTAACAAAATTGCCTCCTATTAGTCAATGCTGATATCAAGATCGCCAGTGGCAATTCTCAATGTATCGCCTGCATCCAATGCCTTGTTTGAACTCAATGTTCCCCAAACCAGCAAGTTACCAGAAGTAATTGCATCGTGAACGCCAATTGCAACAATTGTCGCAGCTGGCATTGATGCAAAGTCAACATTTGTTGCATTAGAGGTTGCACCACCTGATGCTGCTGAGAATGTCGCTGCTTGACGAGCATAAGAACCACCTGTTGCTTCAGTTCCACCACCTGCATCATTCGGTGCTGCTGTATAGAGCGCAATATAAACAGTGGTTGGCATAGTGTATGCCGTTGTCCCTAGAAAATGATCTAGAACTTTGTTCTCCAAATAATTGCTGAGATTTCCAGCCATTTATTAATCCTCCTTGGAAGCCAAGTATTCCTGGACTTCATCATCCGTAGGTCTTCTGAAGTTGTCAAGAGAAATTAGTCTTTCAAACTGTTCTTCAGTTACTTCCTGGATATAATCTTGTCTTGTAAAATTGAGTCCGTCTGATGTATAACTAGCCCCGCTCTCAAAAACAATAACAGTAATACTTTTTGTTGATTTCTTAACTTTTGGTGTCTTAACGATTTCCTCAACGACCACATTATCAGCTTCATTGCTAACTTTTGCTTTTGCCGGAGTTTTTTTCGTTGATGCTTTTTTGGCAACATCCAAAGATTCTGTTGTAATAATATTTTCACTCATGATTAATAGATTATCACATTTATGCAAATAATGCGAAATGGGGAGGGTATTTCACCTCCCCATCACACATTTAGTTTTAAGTTAAATTACAATGTACGCAATTTGACGTTTTTACCGATTACATATGAATCAGCATTTTCAATGTTGCTTGCAACTCTCATGAATTGAGTGTACTCAATTGTGTCGGTCTTTGGCTTGAACTGACGATACACAGTGATGTCACGGTGGATACCGATAACTCTGTTCTGTGGGAAGGTCAAGTCAATATGACCGTGGTTACCAGATGCTCCCGAGTAGTCACCCGAAACAGTTTCTGGCATTAAAGGAACTTCAATAAGCGGAATACCGAATGGTGAAACACCGGTTGAACCAGCACCACCATTACCACGCATATTGCCTTGCAAGAACGCCATGTCTCCAACCAACGAACCTGGTGAAGGTGCGCCTGCTGTTGCAGCAGTTGCGGAGTTTGGGTTACCTAAACTGAAAATTGTGTCTTGTACGTTTCCTGAACCAGAAAAGAACGCTAGTTCATTTCTGCGCTGCAGGTACTTGCTTGGCATGTTGCGAAGAAGTCTGTCATAAGTTGCTCTAGAGACGTTATTACCAGCCTCGTCAACTACACGACCTGAAGCCTTTGCAAGCTTAACAAAACCGTCAAGAGCCTTCAAGAGACCATTGTTTGAAGAAGTGTTACCATTGATGAACAAATCATCCATGTCATTGGCTGTCTGACGAGCCATAACCTGTGCGATGTGATCCTCAAGTGATGCACCTTCAATGTTGTCCTCAAGGGACTCTGTGCTCACTGCCCAGTCAAGACGAAGCTTAACTGTGCTCAAAGAGACTTTTGCAAACGTAACTGCTGCATTTGCACCAGTATCACTTGCTTCTGTTGCTTTTGCAAGCAAACGGGTTCCAACGGAAACCTTGTCAATTTCCATTTGTGGTGTACGCATACGAACGACTCTTGCGTTCTGCATAAGAACCGACTGATCAATAACAAAGTCAAGGAAGCGGTTAGACTGAGCTGGTTTCATCAAACCACCTGAATCGTTACCTACAACGCTGGTTGTTACCTCATCGGCTTTTGATAGAATTTCTTCTTGTGTTGCCATATTTTTTCCTCCTATTATGACTTATAGCCCAAGGAGTTAATTAAACCCTGTGGCAAATATACATTATTCCAGATAGATGCTGGTGCAGACTTAACAAGTTCCTCACCATTTTCATCATCTTCTGGGTCTACGCTTTTCTTAATTGCGCCCGCAGTAGCAAGTACTTTGACTTGCTCTTCTGCTTCTTCTAACTTATCTTTCAATTCAGTTGCCTGAACTTCAAAACCCTTTGTGATATCGTCAAGTTTTACTTGGACAGTCGCTTCAATCTCTTCTTTAATTGAAGTAGCGAAGGTAGCCAGTTTTTCGTCAACCACAGCACTAAGAGCATCTTTTAGGATTTCAATATCCATAATTTCCTCCTGTGTGTTCTTTGTTACCTCAACATCATTTTCTGCTGAAGCGTTTTCTTCTACGTCTGGAACAAGCCAATTAACTACACGCTTCAGGAGCGAAAGTTTCTTGTATTCTTGTTCATTCATGTTAAAGACCTTATCATATTTAATATCATTTTGCAATTCATCTTCTTGCGTTTTAAGCGAATCTGAGCCATCTTCTGACTTGTTTGACATTTCTAACATTTCAGTTAGCATACCTGTGAGTGAGCCGGGGTTTTTTGTTTCTTCATAACCCGCAATCTCTTCCATATCAGACAAAAGATCATTCAGTGTGTCTAATGGTGCAGAACTTTTTTCTACTTCGTTTTCCATTGGGAACTCCTTTTTCTTTTTCTTTCGTTGCCCAGGAATTTGTCCCTGGTAAACACCTTGCGCAGGATTCTTTATCCCTGAACCCATTGAGCCAGTGGTAACTTCGCCTTCTTTTTCCATACTTTTTTCTTTAGTATTTTGGTAGCGTTCAAGAAGCCTACGACCTTTTGCAGCGAGTTCTGCTGCGTCTTGTGCATTCTGTGGTACAGGTTCACCCCAAGCTGCTGCTGAAAGCGCAAGCCTTGTTGGTCTACCTTTTTTGTCTTTCATTGGACCAGAAGGGTTGGTGAAGAACCTTGTTAAGAAAGATCCTTTTCTACGCATCTTTTCTGGAGTATCTGCAGGACCTTTGACTCCAGGCTTGAGGTTTGCACCTTCTGTTTGTTTAAAGTGTCTACGACCTGCAGCGGTCAGACCGCCTTTGGGGTCTTTGAGAGGAGAGGCTTTGTCAATGATATCCTGCAAGACGTAGTTCAAGTCTCCGCTTGCGTCTCTCTTTACAATATCAACAGTTGCAATGGCGTTTGCTGGATTGTCAACAATGCT